TTATATCAGAAGTTGAACAACATTTGGAATGGGTTGAAAGCAGCAGTAGGTAGTAGCAAGGGCTTCTTTTGGGGAGACTTGATGTGGGGAGACCAACTAGCTAATCAAAACGGCAACCTAGTATTCAAGCCAAACACCGTAACATACGCTGTCCCTGCAAACAGTGATTTAGGTAAGACTATTGCAGGAACTAAAGGTGGCGTAGCAGTTCATCAATACTTTAGTGAAGTCGGAGGCAAGCCTTCACCCTGGAATAGTCAGGGTCTTGAAGGAAATAAAGAAGTCGCTATTCTTACTCCTAACATGGGTATTGATTTTAGCTTGACTGCTCCTAACAATGAAGTATCTAAAGTCAATCAGGCACTCTCACAGAATAGTCAATTAGATGAATTCTTAGGTGGCATGGACGGAGTTGCTAGAAATGCGTTGCAGAAATATCTAGGGCATATCGCAACTAATCAAACAAATCTTCCAATAGATCAATGGCTACAAAACAATGTCAGTGGCAAGCAATATCGGTTCTTAGTTGGTGACGGTGATGGTTATCTCGTTGAGAATAAAAAGCAGCTTGACGCACTAATGAACTTGTATTTTGCTATTGCTAATCTTAAAAATAGTTTGGCTGACCAACTAGAGCAACAGGTTCAAGGGGTAGAACAGTCAATTAACGATAGACCCGGCGGCGAAGGTTTTGTGTTCAATACACCCAATGGACTAGTCAAATTAGTCAATCGTGGTGGCTTTAGTGCTGCTCATTTTGGTAAGAAAAAGTAACCCAAAACCAAGTTTTTTTCTGTCAGGCATAAATACTTATATGAGCTTCGGCTCACTTTTATAAGGAAAATACAAAATGGCACAATTCACAAAAGTAAATGGCGATTTCAAGCCAGTTCTACGTTTAGACGCAGCATCATACACCAACACTGGTATCAATGCTGTTACTTCAGCAGCTACAGTTCAGCCTCAGGGCCCAAAGCTTGAGTACTACACTGTAACCTTCACTGGTACAGGTACAACTGGCGCTCAGATCGCTGCTGCATTTGAAACTATTCAACAGCTTTCAACAATCTACATCTATGAATTCACTACTGATACCAACGACACACTAGCTGTTGCTGCATATCCAGTTGGTGCATGGGGCGATGTAACTGCAACTGCTGCTGGAAGTCTTGACGCTGCATTGACTGCGGCATGTGGCGAAGCAGTAAGCATTGCTGCAACTGCAACTTTCACTAACTAATAGTTAGTTAAACTTACTACAACAAGGACCCGGAGGATTTTAAATTCTTCGGGTTTTTTGTTGCTCTAAATAGATCTATGTCACAGAGAATTTGTTGCTATACCCTATTCAACATAACCGAAACAGGGGTAATGAATAGGTCCAAACCAGCGCTGGACAACATTGAAGACTGGATACATAAACGAAATTCACAATGTAATTTTGACACGGTACTTCAAGTAATTTCACTAAGGTCACAGCCTGATGTAGTGAAGTTACCGGTGAAGAAAATACTACAAGAAGAAGATTTAGAAAAGTTTGGATTTTTGTTTAAATACAACGAAGACATTGAACAGTATTATTGGAAATTTGAATTTGAAGTCCATCATACTAGTGTTTTTGAAAATGGCATAACTGAATTCGGTGCATTGTATAGTGATTGTTCAGGTGTGCCGATGATCGTATTCGACAATCAACCGCAGTCATTAGTTGACTTTTTAAATATTAGTGACGAGCTTAAAAATATTCACTTTGAGGGGTAGTATGAAGACATCATCTAAATTAGCTAAGTTTTTCGACAACGCACTATCAAATGATGCTAGAACCGCATTAATTACTAGTGCTAATGGTGAATATACTGTGTATGGTAGATATTACATTAAGCCGTACAACAACGAGTATGTGATTCGTGACATTAAATCCGACCGACGAATTGTTTTAGGAACGTTGAAACATGCCATGTCATGGTGTACGTTAATAGATTGCAATAAGTATTCAGAAGCTATGCGACTAGAAAGACTAGATTTAAAACTAGTTAGTTTACAACTGGATATGGTCATTCACAGGAAACTGATAAAATCAGTAAATAATCATGACAAATTGGTATGTGTGATTAAATTGCAAGAAGATTCATACAAGAAAAAGGAAGTGTTGCTAGCAATTGAAGACATCATAAATAAGTCAAAGAGATTACAAGAACGCCGATTCCAAAAGCCAAAACGAAATAAATTTAGCTATCGGTGATAAATACAATATAAAGATGGAACAATGACCTATGAGACTTACTGATTTAGATAATAAAAACACCCAGGTGAAAGCATTGAAAGAAAACTTTGCTATGGACTTTGATGTGTCAACTTTAGACAAGCCAAAGACTGCTGCTATGCTCAGCAAGGTAAAGAAACTCATTGGTGAATCAAAAAGATCACCTGAATTTCACCAAGCTCAGAAAAACCCTGCTTATTTAAAGCTAATGTTTATGGAGCAAGCGTTACGTACACATATGAAGGTCGCAAAGAGTCCTCGTATTGTTCTAGAAAATGAAGAAGTTGAAAAGTCACAGGTAATTCTTGCTGCACAAGACATGATTGATACTGTGCAGAAAATGTACGAAGATATCAATGATATGTTGGTAAAAGAACTTCCTGCTCTTGTTGATTCAATTCAGAGCGAAATCGGCGTTAATGAAAGCGACCAGTTTAATCAAGCTGCTAATCAAGCACTAACTACATTAAATGCATCATTACAAGAAGCACAGACTGGACTTAAGAGCGCATTAGGCGGATTGACTGGCCAAGGCGGAGGCGACGCATTTGCTTTAGGCGCACCTGAAATGGATGCAGATCTTGGTGCAGAAATGGGTGCAGATGCAGCAGTAGATTTGGACACTGATATGGAAGAGCCTAGTCTAGATCTTCCTCCTATTCCAGATATGGATGACGAAGAAGAAGGTCCACTAGCATCGGCAGGCCGCCCCAAAAGATAATGTTTCTATTTGAATTTGATCAGGATGCTGCACTCGTTTCAAAGATTGTAGCTCTGACTAATCAGCTTGAGCAAGATTTGGAAGACGGTAGAATCGGAACTGATTATACCGTCGACCAACTTTTGGATTACTTTCAAAACTATGATGTTATCTTAGATGTTAATGACCTCTATAATATGATCAGAGTTCCCCCTCTCAAATCAGTCATCAAGAACATTCAAGGTGACAAAGTTGTCTTTGTTGGCCAAGAAGAAACTAAGAAAAAATACGATACTGCGGCAGGCGACGATAAGAAAACGGTTGCCGCAATGGCTAAAAGAGCTATGCGAACTTAACTATCATTTATGTTAGATATTTCTCACTTAGTAGTAATAGGGTGTAGTCTTTCATACGGCACTGGCTTAGCTAACCCAAAGGAAGACAGTTGGGTAGGAATTCTATCCAAAAAATTAAATGTACCCGTAGTCAATCTCAGTTCCCCCGGCAGCGGCAACGATAGGATAATGCGAAGATTATTTGAGTACCATTTCTTAAATTCATCTAAAAACAATAATCCATTCTATATACTCCCATTTTCTCATTCGTCAAGGAGAGAGGAATACATGAGAGCAGCTAATGATTATTTGGTAATGAGTATGAAACCTACTCCTGCAATGATGGAAAAAAATACTTATTCGTCTTTGTTTCTCCTCAACTATGATTCTTTTATCGCATCTAGAAGAAAGTTGATGTTTAGATCATATGTATCAGATTTCCTTAACATCAATAATATAAATTATTTGGTTACTGATTTTATACCGGATAGAGAAGACCAATTAAAAAGTCTCCGTGAGATTTATCCTATAGTATATGAAAAAATATACACTGATAAGTATAGACTAAAGAATCTAAGTGAAATTTCTATCAAATATCCTAGTCTTCCGGACGGGCACGATGGCGTAGAAGCGCAACTAGAAATGGGAAACTATATACATGATGAGTTGATTGTTCGTTATAACGAACCTAATATAAAAATACAAGATTATACCACACGGCTAGAATACATTGCTCATTATTATCCCGATAGTTTTAATAAAGGATTTATATCTGAATCTGAATGGCTATAACAAATAAATTTAAAATTTAACCATAATAGTTGCTTTTTTGTAACAATATGCTATTATGATATATGGCATTAATTAACAAATTCCCCTATAAAGAAATGAAGCGTGAAACGACTACAGAAGGTCGTAAGTATGTTGCACCCGATGGCGAGAAGCTTCCAAGCGTTACTACTATCCTTGACGCAACAAAACCAATTGAAGCAAAGAAAGCACTCATTGAATGGCGCCGCAGAGTAGGCGAACAGAAAGCTAAAGAAATCACCGCAGAAGCTGCCGGAAGAGGCACCAGAATGCATAAGTATCTAGAGAACTATGTTCTTACAGGAGAAACAGGTGAGCCCGGAAGCAATCCGTATAGCAAGCAATCACATCAGATGGCGCATACAATCATATCTCAAGGCCTATCCAACTGCCCCGAATTCTGGGGCACGGAAGTATCTCTATATTTTCCTAAAATTTATGCTGGGACCACAGACTTAGTAGGTCTGCACAATAGCGATGAAGCTATTCTTGACTTCAAGCAGACAAACAAGCCCAAGAAGCGTGAATGGATTGAAGACTATTTCCTTCAGTTGACTGCTTATGCTAATGCTCACAACGAAATATATGGTACAAAGATACGCAAGGGCGTAATCCTTATGTGTAGTGCTGATAATCAATATCAAGAGTTTATTGTAGAAGGCAATGAGTTTGATACTTGGTCAGATAACTGGTGGAAACGAGTAGAGGAATACTACACTAAGTTCCTATAGAGTTTATAAAGCGTAAAGCATAAATAAGTGTAATCGGATAGGTAAAGATTACACTTATGAGCATTATTCAAATCTCAAAAATACAGCAGCGTTCCGGCAACATTGTGGACCTGCC